ATTTAGCCCCTTGTTAAAAGAGGCAAAACTTATTGACGATCTACCAGTCGTCATTAGAGTAAACAAATTTGATGAAGCTTCGGCAAAAAGCTTTTCCGCTTTAATGAGTAAAGCGCAAAGCACAGGACAGTCGATTGTTCCTGTAATAATTGATAGCTACGGAGGTCAAGTTTACAGCTTGATGTCAATGATATCTGATATTAAGCATTCCAAGATTCCTGTGGCTACGATTGTACAAGGTAAAGCTATGTCATGCGGTGCTATATTGTTTAGTTGCGGCGCTGAAGGTAAGCGATTTATGGATCCAGATGCTACGCTCATGATTCATGACGTTAGCTCTATGAGTTGGGGCAAGGTAGAAGAAGTTAAAGTCAGTGCTGAAGAGACAGACCGCTTGAATCAAAAGATTTACCACATGATGGCTGAAAATTGCGGTCAAGATGAGAATTACTTTTTAGAAATAGTTCATGATAAGGGCCACGCCGACTGGTTTTTGGACGCAAAAGAGTGCAAGAAGCATAAATTAGCCAATCATTTGCGCGTGCCCACTATGAAAATAGAAACACAGGTTAAGATCGACTTTAAGTAAAACTACTTAGAGTGTATGATAAAAACTAAAAAAATCAAATGGAAGCGCCTGCTCAACGAGCTTGAGTATCTTTACGAAGAGCTTGAGTTGGCTAATGACATCTGTAAAGAGATGAACGTTGATTTTGAACAGTATTATCGAGCCTATTGTGCGCGCAATAATATTGACATTGATAAGCTTAATAAAGAAAATGCTGAAAGACTGAGTGAACTTTATGGTACCAAGAAGCCCGAGAAGGGCGAAGAGGTTCCAATCAGCGAATATTCTGGCAGCACCGCACTGGTACCTGTTGAGGAGCCTAAACCACAACCATCTGATATTGAAGAACATGATGATTCTGGAATATACAAAGAATTGCATAAAGATTTTCACAAATTGTTTAAGAAGCTTGCAATGAAACTTCACCCTGATAGGATAGAAAACTGGGTCTCAGATCCAGATTATAAACAAACTCTAGCTTGGGACTTTTCGGATGCTAGAAAAAGCTACGAGTCTAAAGAATATTTTCGTTTAATTCAAATCGCTAAAAAACACAATATCATGATACCCGATAAATATTCTCTGCAATTAAAGTGGTTTAAGAAAGACAGAGATAAGATGGCATTAGAAATTAACAAAGTTAAGGGTACCTATAACTATTCTTTTGCAGAGTGTGAGACTGATGAGGAAAGAAATGCAATCGTTGAAAAATTTCTTTGGCATCTTTTCAGATTTAAACAACAAAAATAACTTGACTACCGCATCATAATTCATTATACTATTAGTACCAATAAGGAGGTAATGTGTCTACTGAAGACAAACGTAAACAATATGTTAAAGAATATATTCGCTCTCTCGTTGCAATCGAGGAAGCGATGGAACCATACAAGGAGCAGAAGCGGGAGCTTCGTGCAGAATTCAAGGAGAACGGCTGGCTCAACACTGATGAACTTCGTGCTGCAGTAAAGGCTTATCGATTGTTCAAGGATAACGTGGATATCGAAGAGATTGTTGATAATTTCAACATGTTCAGCGGGGGTACAAATGATTATTGAGTTCGCTCGGACACGGCCGAATGCGTATGATCCACAAAGAGCAAATCCATCAGACGCTGGATTAGATGTTTTTTACTCGCCGGAACACGAGGGTCAAGCCGTAGCAGTTAACCCCGGTGAAAGTAGAATTGTCCCAACTGGTCTGCGATTTGGTATTCCACATGGATACATGTTGGAAGTTAAGAATCGAAGTTCGGTGGCAGCAAAGCAATCGCTGCTTGTGGGTGCCTGTGTGGTTGATTCTGGATACGATGGTGAGGTTTTTATCAACCTACACAATGTTGGAAAAAGTCAACAATTTATTAGACCGGGCGATAAGATTGCACAAGTTGTTATGATTCCAGTTGTAAATTTTCGCGCGGTACAGAGTTCAACTGGAGATTTATATAAAAATTCAATTACCATTAGCGATCGCGGCGATGGAGCATTAGGGAGTACAAATGAATAAAGAAACACAATTGGTATTGTTTAGTTCTAAAACGGGTAACTGGGCAACACCTCAAGACTTTTTTAATAAACTTAACTGGCGATTTGGACCATTTACTTTGGATCCGTGTGCAGATTCAGAAAATACAAAATGCACAAAATTCTTCACCGAAGCCGATAACGGCTTGTCAGAAAGCTGGGAAGGCTTTAATAGTTTTGTTAACCCACCCTATGGTCGCGGTATTGACAAGTGGATTAGGAAAGCGTACGAGGAATCTCGAAAGAATAACACTAAAGTTGTTATGTTGATTCCAGCGCGAACTGATACAAAGTATTGGCACCAGTATGTCATGAAAGCCGATGAGGTATATTTTGTCAAGGGTAGACTTAAGTTTGGCGACAGTGAAAACTCAGCACCATTCCCCTCTGCGGTTGTGGTTTTTGATGGCACCAATCAGCAGCAAATATTTGGAGGAATGAATCGATGACTGAAGAAATTTTAAATTCTGCTATTTTGCAACTTAAAGCAAAGGCCACAGAAAGATTCGGGATAATTAAAGACTTGTATCATCGACCAGCAACTACGGATACTGCTGATCAAATTGTTCAGCATGCTATTGCATTAGCACAGCTTGAAGGAGCTTTGGTGACTCTTCAGCAGTACTCTGGTGCCTTGTCGAAGCAAACAATTGACGAAGCGATTTCAAACGCACCAGAGGAAGAAGAACAAGAGGAGGACCCCGAGCCTCCACCTGCTCCAAAGAAAAAGAGACGAACAACTAAAAAGAAGGACACACCTGTTTCTCACGATGAACTTATGGAAAGATCTTCTACCTATCGTAAATCACAAGACAGACCAAAGGCTGTCAAAAAGAAATGAACAGGTCAACACGAAGAGCGCTGAAGAAGAACGTTAGCAAAGATGCAAACGATAAAATGTCAAACCAAGTAGCTCAGTTTGGAAAACTACCAGAATCTTGCGATATTTGTTCAGAAGCATTTGACAAGAAAGATAAAGATATGGTAAAATCATGGTCTGTGGTCGTTAAGCAGGAGGTTGTCAGATTGTTCTGCCCCAACTGCATGAATAAAGCAAAGGAGGTTTTAAATGGCGGTGAGTAGAATATCGCGCGATGCGCTTGATAATATTATAAAAGGTACTGTTAAAGAAAATTCTACTTTTGTATTAAAGTTTTATTCTAATGGTTGTCACTTGTGTCATAACTTAAAAGATTATTTTGTTGACATTTCAAATAAAGAAAAGTACAAAGATCTTCATTTCTTTGCATACAATATCGATGATTACCCAGAACTTGAGAAAAAACTTAAATTTAAGGGTGTTCCTACCATTTTCATTGTACACACTAACATTGGTAACAGGCTACCAAAAATAGTGTTATTATCCGAGCCTGACAATCCTAACGAGCATACATGGTATCGCTCAAGTGACATTTGCAATTTTATTGATAGGGAGGCTATGTGAAAAATTCTTTGTCCTATGATGATGTACTGCTTGTACCACAATATTCAGATATTGAAAGCAGATCAGAAATAGATTTAACAACCGATATGGGTAACGGTTTAGTGCTTTCCCTGCCAATTATTTCGTCTCCCATGGACACTATTAGTGAATCATCCATGGTTAGCGAAATGAATCGATTTGGCGCTACAGGAATCATTCATAGATATAATTCTATACAAGAGCAATGCGATCTCATTAAGGTTATAAATAATAAGCGTAATGTTGGTGCTGCAATTGGTATTTCAGGAAACAGTATCGCTCGTGCTGCTGCAGCACTTGATTCAGGGGCTACGTTTCTATGTGTTGATGTGGCTCACGGACATCATATTAAAATGAAAAAGACTTTAGAAACGCTCCGTAATGAATTTGGCGACCATGTTCATATAATGGCAGGAAATGTTGCTACGCTTCAGGGCATCAATGATCTTTCTGATTGGGGCGCGGATTCAGTTAGATGTAATATTGGAGGAGGTTCAATATGTTCGACTCGAATACAAACAGGTCATGGCGTTCCCGGTCTTGAAACTATATTTGAGTGTGCCAAAACAGATCGCGATGTAAGAATTATTGCCGATGGTGGTATTAAAAATTCAGGAGATATAGTCAAGGCTTTCGCTGCTGGCGCTGATGCTGTTATGTGCGGCTCCTTGTTTGCTGGTACTACGGAGTCACCCGGAGAGATTTTTGAAGAATCATCAGGCACTAAGTGGAAGGTGTATCGTGGAATGGCTTCCAAAGAGGCACAAATTAGCTGGAAAGGTGACTATTCTTCTTACGAAGGCGTATCAACAAGAGTTCCTTTTAGGGGAAGCATAAAAAACATCTTGTCTGACTTAGAGCGTGGTATTCGTTCTGGACTATCATACAGCGGAGCTAGAACAATTACAGAGTTAGCAACTAAAGCGGAGTTTATTTCTCAAACTTCTGCTGGACTCTCAGAAAGCCACACGCACATTTTGGCCAAGAGTTGGTAATATGTCCGATGAAAACGATTATGGTAAAAATGAAAAAAGAATAATTTTCACCGATACTGATCACAGGCATGCACAACTAGTTTTAAAACTTAAAGGTGATGGGCTAACTAAATCAAAATTCTTTCGTTGTATTATTTCTGGATATCTGAGAGATGATGAAAGAATAAAACAATTTATAATTGAGAACAGCACGCTATCAAATAAAAGGAAAAAGACTAATCTTAAACTTTATAACGAAGGTAAGCAAACAATGAGTGATTTAGGATTATCAGATGATCAACTTGATGACTTATTTGATCTAATCGCAGAGGAGCATCCAGAGTTATGATTGTTGATGGCTTATTAAAATGTAGTAGAAAATGTATGGATGAGCAAAAATCTTGCGCAAAAAGTGGTTGTAAATACTTCATAGATTATGATGAAGAGTATAATTGCACTTTAGTTTCTATTTATGAAAACGGAAGAATGACACTCAGAGAAATTGGCGATAGATTAGGTATTTCTTTCGCCCGCGTTAAGCAAATAGAAGCTAAAGCGCTGCAAAAAATTAAAAATACTGATTTAATTTATTTTAAAGATATGGAATAATACGATTATCATGACTATTTATTCTAGAAATTTCATTTATTAAGGAGAGAAATTTAAATGTCCCGTAAAACTTTACTTACAGAATCTGAGGTTCGTCAGTTTCTTAAACTTGCCAACATAGGTCCCGTGGGTGATGCTAAAATCCAAGAGATGTATTCCGACTCAGAACCCGGAATGAGAGATGATGAAGAAGATGAGCCCGGAATGAGAGATGATGCTATGGAAGAAGCGGAAGACGCTCCTGAAATGGACATGGAAATGGATGCAGCAGCCGATATGGATGATGCAGAAGATGACATGGAAGATGCCGAAATGGATATGGATGACGCCGGCGACAGTAAAATGGTCTCTGTTGATGACTTTATGGGCGCCCTTGAGCGCGCTCTTGAAGATGTTTTGGGCGACGAAGTTGATGTCGATATGGAAGCCGATGACGCCGCCATGGATGATATGGATGCCCCCGCTCCTATGGGCGATGATGAGCCCATGATGGAAGGCGATGATGAGGAAGAACTTGACGAAGGTGAAGATCACGATGATGGCGACGAAATGAACGAAGAAGAAATTGTTAATGAAGTCGCTAGACGAGTTGCCGCCCGTCTTCAAGAGAAGAATCAAAAAGAATCCATGGTTGATGATCTTGCTGAAAGAATCATGGCTCGACTTACACAAAAATAATTGACATTTAATTGTTGATATGTTAAAATAACCACTCTTAGTGGTTATTTTTTTTAGAATCAATGGAACAAACAATTTTATACATTTTAGTTTTCATATTTGGTTATGTAACTTGTAAGACTTTTTACTTTCTCAGGGCAAGTAGGATCAGCTTATCTTTAATAAAATTATCCCACATAATTTTTCTTTCCTCCATGTTGAAAGTTTCTGAAAATTACATTTTATTGCGCGAGCGCGCCAGATTAATGAAGAAGCAAGGTGAAATCGATGACAAGATTTATCACGTTGTTATGAAAAATATAAAAGATCAATTGCAGCATTTAAAGGACAATTCAATTAAGTATCTAATTAATATGCACCCTAAATTTTATAAAGATGCTTTAAAGTTTGAAGATTGGCACTCATCCATGAAGTACCTTAAAGAAAATGAAGATGTGATTTTTAAATTCTGGGAGAAATATGATAGATAAAATTAAACAATTGCTCGAAGCACTAAAAGATGATGAGCAACCTATCGCTATTAGCGAAGAAGAACTAATCCAACAGTTGCTTGGAGGTGCACAGCAACAAGATCCGGAGCTTCGCGTCATCGGATTGTTTTCAGACGTTGTGGATGAGAAGATTGCGGAACTTGTACATGCGCTTCTGTACCTGAATGAAATGAACAGAGTTAAGAAGCAAGATAAACCAATTGAGTTTTATCTTTCAACGTATGGCGGCTCTGCAGATGATATGTTCGCTCTTTATGATGTTATGCGACAAATCAGAGAAACAACAGAGATTCACACCATTGGCTTAGGCAAAGTTATGTCGGCGGGTGTATTGCTGCTGGCGTCTGGTACCAAAGGTAAAAGAAAGATTGGCAAGTACTGTCGAGTAATGATACACTCTGTCATTGGTGGTAGCCATGGCTCGCTTCCAAACCTTGCTAACGAGATGGAAGCAATGCAACAAATTCAAAAAGATTACATCGACGCACTGGTTGAAGAGACTTCGATGTCTAAAAAAGATCTGAAGAAGCTTCTAGAGAGAAAGGTAAATGTGTATTTGTCTGCAGAGGAAGCTGTCGAATTAGGAATTGCAGATATTATTATTTAAGGAGAATGTAGGTGTCTGATTATATTAAAGATATGTTTATTGAAGTAAGAGAAAACAATGAGGCTGAAGAAGCAGATACCACATTGGATTTGATTTATGAAGTTTTTATGAATGCTGCCAAGCCTCAGATCGTATCTGAAATGGCTGTTGATAAAACCAAAGAGTTTGTAATGTCGCTTCCTAAGTTTATCCCCACAGAAGCGTGGGGTGATCCTGAAAGTATTGAACGTCAACAGATAACTAAGCTGTTTAATGCGATTGGTGGTGGCCGTTCTATCGAAGGTAAGCTTAAATTTCTACAAAGAATTACTCAGCCAAACACTAAAATTACTTCACCCAGACGCATCATATCGTCTATTATTATTTTAGAATGCCTCAAAGCGGTTATTACAAGCTTTAATGCTTCCAGCGCTGGCTTTGTTTTTGAAGGCTTCCTGTCTGCACTTTTGCAAGGAACTCAAGAGGCAGAGGTTTCTGCAAAGGGTAACTTGCCTATTCAAGACTTAATCGCTTTTTCAGAAAGCGACACACCGATTCCGATTAGTTTAAAGCTGCTTA